TGTCAGCAATCATGGCAGCGTCTTACAAGCAGTTAATAGCGAGAACCGCGCCAGCCGCTTGGCGGCCAACTGCTCCTCATCCATTTCCAGGGACACGAAGAGCACTGGCCCATTCTGTTGGGCTACCTGATCCGCCACAGCCAGCCCAAAAGTGGTCTTGCCCATGCCGGGCCGGGCGGCCAGAATGTAAAATCCGCTGTTCAGCAGGCCGCCGCCCAGCAATCGGTCTAAGCTCCGGTAGCCCGTAGGGACGTAGCCGCCGGCACCGGCATCCACCCGCTCCCGGTGCCGGTAATAGGCCAGCAAAGTATCCCCGGAGGTAGCCAGCTCCCTTGCGGTGTCCTGAGCCTCAATGGCCTCCAGCTCTCGCTGTGCGGCGGAAATCAGCTCCCTGGGGGTGTCCTCCAGGGTAGACGCACGCTGCTCCAGCTCCTGGCCGAGGGCTACCAGGCTCCGCCGCATGGACGCCCGCCGGGTCTCTTCCGCGTAAATCCCGGCGTTGGCCGCCGTGTTGGTGGCCTGCATCAGCTCCATCATGTAGGCGTCGCTGACTGCACCCCTGGCCTCCGCCCGGATGCTCACAGGGTCTACCGGCTCCTCACGCCGGTAAAGCTCAACCGCCGCCCGGAAAATCGACCGGTTCGCCTCCAGCACGAAATCCGCCTCTGTCAGGTGCTCCAGCACTTCTGGTAGACATGCATCGTCCAGCAGGATAGAGCCGCATACCGCGCTCTCCGCCTCCAGTGCGTCAATCGTCATAGACTACAACCTCCTGTCCATCCTCGTCCCGCTCCAGGTGATAGGCCCTGGGGCGGTATGTCTCCGTAGTGGCTGGCTGCTCCGCCCTTCGGCGGGCTTCCCAGGTTCGCACGGTGGCTTTCCAGTCTACAATGGGCCGCCCTGCTCCGTATTTCCACCCCCGCGCTGCGTAGAAGTCCACAAAGGCCTCCGGGTCTATGCCGTTCCCCCGTTCCTGGCAATAGGCGCGGACTTCTTCCACCGTTGGGGGGACTTTCTTTTTACCCCCTTTAGGGGGTTTTTCTTTGGGGGATGGGGGAATAGATATGGGGGGTGTGGGGGGAGAAGGAAGCGGGGAAGGGGGCATGCTATCTCTTGCTAGATTTTGCTTTAATTTGCTAGACTTTGCTATGCCGCCTTTCCGCCCGTTCTCCGCACGTTTCCGCCCTGTCTCTGTATCCTTGTCCATCTGCGCTTTCAAAATTAGATAGATTGACTTCTCAGCACCACGGGGTTCAACCGTACCTCCGCCCCTACTGTATTCCAGAAGGGACATAAGCAACCGGCCACACTCCGCTTCTCCGAGGGCCAAAATGGCGTCGGCGCAGATTATAGGGATTTTAATGTATTCCATAGGGCGGCGGCCCCCTTAAAACGGGAGCTCGCCGTCCTCGTCGGCATCCTCAAAAGGGCCGGACATCCTCGCCTTCCATGTGACTGACTTCTGCACCTCATCTTGCATCCAGGTGGGCAGCAACTTCAGGGTCTCTTCGGCGTCCTCGGCGTCCATATCAAACTGGATCGGCTCGTTTTCAAGGGGTGGCACTTCCATACCCTTCATCGGTTTGGAGATACCGGCAATCTTGGCGTAGGTGCCGCCATTCTTGCCCTCCTGGTTGACCACGGTAAGTAAACAGGGGGCGTTGATTACATTCGCCAGATTGAACCCGGCCAGCTCTTCTTGGGTAAAGGGCTTACCGCGCCAGGCGTCCAGATCATGGCGCAGGGTGGACTTCTCATGGAGGGAGGCGGTGTAGGGCTTGCTAAGCCAGCGGGGCTTGTCCTCACCGTCTACCTGCACGCGCTCCGTGGGCAGCTCAAAAATAAGCCGCACCTTTTCTTGATCCTTGTTGTTGAAGTCGTTGTGCTGGATGCCCAGGTCGACTACGCCCACGCAGCGGGCCGGGTACGCTCCGGGCTCAATGGGGGCACTGCCGCCGCCCTTGGTCTCCTTAACTGTCAAACTCATGTTGCTTGTCCTCCTTATCAAATGTAATCGGGCACTCGTTCCCCATCCCGTCAAACGGGTACGGCAGAAATTCGCCGGTGAGGGCGCATTGGTGGCGCTTGAGGCCCTCCCGGTATTGGATGTAGGGGCACCACTGGCAAACCGTCAGCCCATTGGGGAAATGGACGGCCACGGTGGCTGTGCCGGTGGTGTAGTAGCGCACGCAGGTCTCGCGGCTCATACGTACCGCTCCACTTCCAGCCCCATCTCCAACGCCACCTGCTCCGGGCAGTCTCGTAGGGCCTTGTTGACCGCGGCCCGGAAGCAGTCCGGGCAGAGCCACCGTCCCTCCCACTGAAACCGTGCCTCGCCGTGGTAGACCTCCTGGCGGCACTTCTCGCAATAAGCAGATGCCGGAGTCGTCTGGCTGTCATACAATGGGATGTGCATTACAGCTCCTCCTTCTCCAGTCCGTTTCCCTGGATTTCGATATAAGAACGGTACATAGATCCGCTTTGCTTCTCCTTTCCTATGGAAACTACATAGCCCAGCTTAAGAAGAAGCGTACCAAGGTCAAGCCAGTCCTGATTGGACATATTTCCATTGCGCTTTTGATACAATTTCATTTGACTTTCCTTTCTAATCGTTATAAAATGTAAATAAACAAATGTTTCCCTTGCCGCCCTCCGGTCTCGCACACCGGGGAGCGGCGCTTTTTGTTGTTCTCCACTCGTTTCCATGGTAAAATGTAGGCGGTAGGGAGGAGGTGAATAAAGTGACTAGAGTGGATTTATTAAAGTGGTGTTGCGATTTTTTGGACGATTACTCAAAAGCGAAAGCAGATGAATTGGCAAGTGCAATTATGAACGGAATAAAAGATTCTGACGATCCAAACACCGTTGCCATGAAAATGGCTGTTAATTCTTCTTTATACACAAGCCAAATTTCGGCCATGACTGTAATATCTTTGCTGATAGACATTGGCGTGATTGAGCCGTCTGAGCTAGATGTTCTTGAACCGCCTCAACCGTTAAAACCGCTTTCTTAGTTTCACAATTATTAGAACTTGACATCATATTCCCTCTTTCTGCCTCGGCTGGTGTGTCGCCACTAGCCGGGGCGTAGTTATTCTTTCGGGATGGTAATCGTCGCCCACACATCGTCGATGCTCTCCGCGCCCTCCAGTCCGGTGATCTGGATGGTGAGCGGGCCGGTGGGCGTGGGGGCCGGAGTGGTGGTTGCTGCCGGGGTCTCAATGGCTGGCTGTTCCGGTTCCTGGTTCCAGACAATTTCGATCAGTGCAACCAGCGCCAACAAAAAGAACAGGTATACGGTAGTCACGATCAGTTGCTTTTTCATAGGCTCGCTGCCACCAGAATAGCCAGCACCAGCGCCGCTCCGGCAACCACCGCCAGTTGTACCCGCTGGGCCACCGCCTGCGCCTGCTGTACCCGGCGGCGGTAGGCCCGGTAGCTGTACGCCTTTGCGCGCCTGTCGCGCTCATTTTGGGTCTCGCTCATACCATTCCCCTCCCCTGCACGATGGCCTTTGCCACCAAATCTGTCTCATAGCCCCGCTTGCGAGGCCCCATGCGGATTGCGGGTATATCATGCTCCGCCGCCCAGCGGTCGCCGCTGGATGCCCGCGGGCAGTAGCCTACCTCCCGCGCCACATCTGTGGAGGACATGATTCCACCGTGGCGTTCAAACATTAGCCGCCGTTTCTCAGCAATCGCACGGCTGATTGCGCTCTGTGCGTTCATTTGCGTTCTCCTCCTTCCCATGTAACCGCTCATGCTCGTCCCAAGTCATCCCATAATAGGCCCGGCATAGGTCGTCCATGACGCGGCGTGCATTGGTGAAGCGGTTCTCAATCTCCCGCTTCGTGCTGCTCTCGTTGAGCTGTCCATCTTTGGTCATAAAAAATCCTCCAATCTTGCCAGAGGCCGGAGGATGTGATATACTGTCTCCGATACCTCGTAGCTACGATACGTGGTGTCATGCCCTGGTCGGTGGTGGTGCACTGGCCGGGGCGCTTTTTGTTGTGCTCTTAAATTTATGAAACAAGGAAATGCATTGCTATCCAAAAAATCGTTATTGCGGAAAGCACAGAAACCGTTGTCGCATTTATTTCCTCATCAAAGAACCAACAAATAAATATGTACCCTGCTTCAAGCGCCGCAAAAGCTAAAGCTATCCATTGGAACATCCCCGGCCCCCACTTTCGTAATCGAGGTATTTGTTTCCAAAGATATCTATCGTATAGTTCTTAGCAATTTCATCTTGATTCCGCTGGCTTTGTAGTGTAAGTACGAGGTCAGCAATTTCTTTCGAATCAGCTTCGATGATGATCTTCACCCCGCTCACCTCCTTTCGTGCCCCGCCCCGTCACGGGCGGGCTTCTTTTTCTCCATTGGTGCTCTCGGGCTTCTGCCCGGCCAGTAACCGGATCAGTTCATCAAAGGTCATTCCGTGAGCCACCCGATCCAGTTCGTCCACTTCGTGCTTGACGCGGGCCGCATCACGCTTTAGTTCCCTTACGGTTATTTCAGACATTTTTCCTCCTTCTTATTGCGGCTTGAAGGAGGATGTGGTATAATCTTCCTGCAAGCCTGATTGGGTGCTTCAATTAGGTTTGCCGCCTCGCTGGGTGCTTCCGACACCCGGCGGGGCATTTTTATTTAGTTGCTCACGTTCACCTCCCTATGGGTGAGCCTTAATATTGCATTTTTCTGCCAACTGCGGTATAATATTTCCGATGCCGGAAGGCACAGAAAGGAGTTGGTCGACTTGACCCAACTTTTGACTATGCCTGCTCCCTTACTGCAAGGTCGCATATAGTGGTTGCCAAAGCACGTAAACTGGCGTAAAATGTAGCAACTGATACGGCGGAGCACTCAGAGAAGAGGTAAAACCCATGGTGGTATGCCAGTAATCATACCCCACCGTATCAAGTACTCCTTGTGGCTTGTCAGCGATAAGGCATTGGCGGAACCAAAACCGCAAAAGTGGCTTGGTGCCTCAAGAAGCTTGTGGCGTCATTACAAGCGGTGAAAGCCTGCAAGGTACATAGGGTAAACAAATTTGGGCAGAGGCCGACGGGAATGACGCTCCCGTCGGTTTTTGTTATGCCCCCCGATCGTCGATTCGGCGGAAAAGATCATCTACCGTGTAATCGGGGAAAAATTTGTTCTTGATTTCAATGGCTTCTTGGATTGAAAAAGAACCCTTCCCAGCCATCTTGTTGCGAAGAACCCGGTCGCTAATTCCAGCCTCTTTTGCTAGGACACACTTTTTAATACCACGTTTGGCGATTTCTCCGGCCAAATTAGGATAAACCGCAGCCATAGTCTCACCTCCATTCCCGTCTGCGGAAATTCTGCCTTTATTATATTCCCGTATACGGAATCTGTCAAGCTATTTTTATAATTTCTGTTTCCGAACTCGGAAATCTTTTTCTTGCACTTTTCTAACAGTTGTGATATAGTCTTTTCAGGAGGTAAGGAAAATGTGGCTTGACGTTTTTAATGAAATGAGAAAGTCATCAGGGATGAGCCTTGATGAGTTAAGCGAAAAATCAGGAGTCCCAAAAGGAACACTTGCGAAAATAACATCAGGTATTACAAAAACCCCCTCACTTGAAACGATGAAAAGCCTTGTTTATGCAATGGGATATACCCTTGATGATCTTGACAAAAAAGAAAATCCCCCTACTCCATCCGAAGATGAAGAAGGGGAATTGACTGTTGATGAAGTTGTATCGGCCTTTGTTTCTGCTGGGATTGTTCCAGAGGGAAGGGATCTAACTGACGCAGATCTTCGATTCTTGCTCGCAATTATGGACGCTATTGACCGCTGGTTCGCAAATTAACACCAAAGTACGCAAAGAACGATAAGGGGATTTTCTCTCATTTAGTGCTTTAGTAAGTTTTTCGAAGTTCGGAAGCCTTTTTTCGTTCGGTGTCATCTTGCTCTCTCCTCCCATTTTGTGACTTTCTCACTTTGTAGTGCCTGCTTGTACTATACCGTATGCAAAGTTCGTATTATGTAAAATTTTGTCGACGCTGGGAATTTTCTTTTCCTTGCTTATCATTATAGAACATTTGTTCTATTCAAGCAATATGTGTTATCACCAAATTGTGGTAGCTTTTTTCTATACACTAATAGATTGCTCCCTTAGAAAAGAACAGATTATTGGACTATGCTTATGATATGCTACATCAACCGATCATTGCCACAGAATGGCAATCTAGTAGCAGAATTGTATTTTTAGTGATCCAGCCGCCGGGTGGGCGGTAAATATAAGGAGGATGTAAAATGAAAAAGCTAATTGGATTAGGAATCGCAAGTATCATGTGTGTATCTCTTGTAGCATGTGGAGGGGATACGTCTGCTGGAACCCCCGGAGCGGCTGCTGAACCCATGATTCCTGACCTCACTGGAGAGTGGAAGCAGGTAAATAGCAACTCTGAAGACTCTTGGCAGTCTGCAACTATTGACGAAAGCGCAATTACCGTGTATTGGGTTTCTGATAATGGTGATACCAAGTCTCTGTATTGGGCTGGAACATATACCGCACCAACAAATGAGGATGAGCCGTATTCTTGGGATTCTGAAAATGATACAGAGAAAACTTCTACTGCCCTTTTAGCGTCCGGGGACAATATCAAGACATTTACTTATGAGGATGGACAGATTAGCTATGAGATTTCTGCACTAGGGACTACGACAACAGTCAAACTAGAAAAGCAATAAAAATACCGTCCCAGGAATGCTACAAGAGCAGCGGTTATGACAACCGAGGAGGTTTTATACATGCTGGATGAAAAAGATTTGCAGGCAATCGCACAGCTTATGGCGCAGCAAAGGCGCGATATCATGCAAGACGTAAAAACTCTGCTTGATACAGAGGTTCAGACGAAATTCAATCTACTGGCCGAAGGTCAAGAGGAAATTCTACGCCGGATGCCTAGCGAGGACGATATGGACATCATTGACGGACGGCTGGATACGTTAGAGGCTATCGCCAGAAAGCACTCCCGTGAAATTGAGGAGCTGAAAAAAGCGCAATAAAAACACCGCCCCCGGTGCTGGAACACCAGGGACGGCTCACATAGGGGTGATAAGGTTTGCCGCCATATCACCCTTCTATTTTACCAGAATGGGAGGTAAAGTCAATGGATTACATCCGAAAAACGGCTCGCTACAATGGGAAAAAGTATGAAGCTACCGGGAAAACGGAGCTGGAGGCACTGAAAAAGCTAGCGGACAAGCTGGCCGCCGCAAAGCGCGGCGAGGAAACCGTAGGCGGCTCCATGACCGTCAACGCCTGGTATAAGCAATGGCTGGAGCTCTACAAGGAGCCAAAAGGGCTCACAGCTAAATCGTTGAAAATGTACGATGAAAAGTACGATAACTATATCAAGCCCGCTATTGGTCACTTGAAATTGAAGGATGTTAAAGACGTGCACCTCCAGCGCATCCTTAACGGGCAGGCCGGGCGCTCTGCATCCCATGTAAAAAAACTGCGCATGGTGTTGCAGGAGATGTTCCGCAGGGCCAGGCAATCCCGCCTTATCCCATACGATCCCGCCGAGCTACTGGAGCTGCCCACCTATCACGAGGGGAAAAGACGCTCTATCACTGAGGACGAGCGCAAGGCCATTTTGGCTGTTGCTGAGCACCATCGGGCCGGATTATGGGTGCTCACATTGCTATATACTGGCATGAGGCCAGGAGAAACGGCAGCCCTTACTTGGTCAGACGTAGATTTCGAGCGCAACGAGATACACGTCCACACGGCGAGAGAAAGCGGCGCTAACAGCATCAAAGCCCCAAAAACAGAAGCCGGTATTCGGGACATCCCAATTCATGCCGCACTTTTCCCGTTGCTCCAGGCAGCACAACAAAAGCCATTTTCTCCTGTTTTTCTCAACGAGGCAGGGAACCGGCACACTGAAAAAACCATGCGTCGGCTTTGGCTTAATTTCAAGCGTGAATTAGATATCTATATGGGAGCGAAAGTAAAAAGAAACCAGATTATTGAAAGCGTGGTAGCAACGGATTTGACACCGTACTGTCTTCGCCACACCTTTTGCACGGATCTTCAAAGGGCTGGAGTGCCTATTAACGTAGCAAAGGAACTTATGGGTCATTCCGACATCCAAACAACTGCAAATATTTATACGCATAAAGACGGATACACTATGCACCAAGGAATCGCCCTTCTAGATGGAAGTGGTGGAAAAAGTGGTGGAAATTCAAAGTTGGCATAACATAAATATATTGAGCCGCAATTGTTTGAAGTGGTTGATACTTTCTGATTCCGGTTCTGAAGGCTGGGGGTTCGAGTCCCTTCGGGCGTACCAAAATAAAAAGTCAGGAAATGCTTGTTATATCAAGTGTTTCCTGACTTTTTCTATTCTCTACATCAGAAGCATAAAAACATAAAATAGCATATTTCATCACATAATGCGGTGGAAATGGTGGTGGAATTTACAGCCTATTTAAATATCGTTGAACTGAGTTTTAATGTATATAATCAAAGAGTTGCCTTTGAGGTTTTTCCGAGTGGGCAAAAAAGTCTAGGCCCCCTGCTTTTGGGGGCCTAGATTTATAGTGCCCGTATTTTGCGCATTACACCCTCGTACACGCGAGGATTGACGGTGTGCAACGTGTCCATCAGGTCATCCATGATCGCCCAGGCGTCGTGCTGGTCAACACCGGAGGCGGCCCGCAGGAAATCACTGTCTCCATAGTCCCCAACTACCGAGGAATTCTCGGGGGCTGCCGGAGCAGCGGAGTAGGATACCTCATAGGGCATTTGGCGCTCCTGGCGATCCATGCGGTCGCGGATGGTGTAGAGGTTGGCTAACTTTGCATAGGCTGGGTAACTGCTCTCCCCATACTCCAGGCGAGCTATCTCAATATCTATCTCCTTGCGGTCAAGCAAAGGGGGCACCCCCTATCAGTCTCGCTCCAGCTCAGACATAAACCGCCGAATAGCCTCACGCTCATGCTCGCTGGTCGCGCTCTCCATCATATCGCGGGCCTGCTCCATCATGGCTTTTTTGGCATCATGGCGGCTATATCCGCCCATGCGCCCGTCACGGCTATAACCACCGCGCCCATCTCTGGAGTAATGGCCCCGGACGTAGTGCTTGCCACGGTTTGCATAACTGGAGCCACGGCCATAAGCACCACCCTCATAGTCTCCGGCCTCAGAGTACCCGCCGTCCTCCTCCAGTGCACAGATTTTGTCGATATTCTTGATGGTGTCAGTGAGCTTGTGGACGGTCTCCAGATCACCGGCAGACATTTCGGGCTTGCGGGCAATCTCGTCCAGTTCGTCCTGGAGCTTATCCTTCAGGTCATATAGTGCTTTCATAGTATCCTCTCCTTTCAGGCTACTCGCTCAACAATGAGGTTCGCGTTGCTGACCTCAATCGTTTCTGTGCTGATGTTGCGTACTGCCACCGTCACGCAGCAGCCGCGCGGAACTTCAACAAATACCGCAGCGAATACATTAAAGAAATCGCCTACTGCGGCGGGGGTCACCGTAGCGGTGGCGCTGCCCAGGGCCTCCCCTTCAACGGCGATCGCCAGGGAAATCGGGCCCACTGCCCCACCGGTGGGAATCGCAATGTTCCCGCCAAACACGACCTTGTAGCGGGCGCGGCACTGGTTTGTCTGCCCCCGGAGGGTGACAATCCCAGCGCCCTCCCGGTGGACAATGCAGTTAGAGCCACTGACAGGAGTCTCAGTAAAGGCCACATTCTGCCCGGCGGCCACCTGTTGAACAAATACGCCAGTAAATTCAGCCATAAAATCAGTCCTTTCTAAAGTGGTCGAAATCGACTAGGTTAAAATAAGCGGCGAGGCTATTGCCCCGCCGCATGGTTCAAAATCGGCACGGGGCCGAACATCCAAGGAATCCTCGGAAGTTGATGTATTGGATTTTAGCAGCCGCAGGTATTATAGCACCCGCAGCCGGCGTAGGGATTGGGGACCTGATAGGCCGGCACAGGCATGGGGTTGATGCGGCGGATCAGTTCAGCAGTCTGGGCCTCCTGGTTGGCGGTAAAGAAAGCGTTCTGCGCCGCCTGAGAAGCCTGGAACTTCAGGCTCTGGTTTTCGGCCGTCAGAGTAGCAATCTTATCCTGAGTAAGGAAGTCCAGGATTGCCCGGGAGTTGGCGTTGGCGTTGTCGATGATGTCCCGAGTGGTGTTCTGGATGGTGTTCTGCGTAGCGCAGGCGGTGGTGGCGAGGTCGTACCGCACCCCCTGAATCGCCTCCCGGGTGTCGCAGCAGCAGGAGGCCAACTGAGCGCCCAGGGCATTGAAGCCCGCCTGGGTCTGATAGCCCAGGTTACACACAGCGGTATCCACACCGTGGAATCCGCTGGTCACGGCGTCCCGGATGGAAGTCTGGCCGTTCTGGAGGCCGTTCAGGGCAAAGCCCTCATTGATATCGGCACGGGTAGCGTACCCCTGGAAGCCGGGGCCGTTCACGCCGTTTCCACCGCCGAAGCCGCCATAGCCGCCCCAACCGCCGAACAGGCCGAAGATGAGGAACAGGATGATCCAACTGGACCAGTCCCCGCCCCATCCAAAACCGCCGTTGCCGCCCTGATATGCGGGCTGAACCGGCATCGTCATAACGGTGCCGCCGTCAGAAGAAAGACTCATGTAAATTCTCCTTTGTTTTTATTTTCAAAACCCGGCCGGGATTTTGATCACTTGCCGAACATTCCCCGCATCCCGTCAAACATCCCCTGCATCTGCTGGGCCTGCTGTTGGACGTGGTTTAATTGCTCCTGCGAGATTTTTCCGCTTGAGACCATTTCATTGATGATAGCATTTGGCTCTTTGCCTTTCATCTGCTGCATGAACTGTTGAAACTGCTGCATCATGTTGGGGCGGCCACCGCCGCCCATGACTCCGAAAAAGGGATTCATTCTGCATCCTCCTTCGCGTTCTTCTTTGCAGTTGTTTTCGGGGCCGCCAGCGCGTCCACACGGGCCGCCAGAGCCTCCAGATCGGCCTTTGTGGCAAACTCCACGCCCTGGGGGGCTTGCGCTGTTCTGGCCCCGCTGGTGCGCTCTACGAGGTCATATACCTTGATGGACGGTTTGCCCGAGGCATCCGCCTGCTTGAGATAGATGGTGGGCGAGTTGCTGTCCCAAAGCGCCACGGCGCTGTTGGGGGCCACCAGATAAGCCATCGCCTCCGCCTCACCGCTCACCCACACCATGCTCTGTCCGCCGGCCTGCGCCTGCTGTGGCTGTGCCTGCGGCATCTGCTGCGGCATGGGCTGATACTGCGCCCCACGGAGCTGCGCAAGCTGATCCGGCATGGGCGGCTGGTAAGGGTACGGCTGATAGCCGGGCACATATTGATATGGCATCGCTTATCCCTCCTTGTGCCAGTAGTAGAGTGGTATCTCCCCGCCGGAGTCCCAGGTGTCAATCCAGTCTCCGTTTTGCACGCACACCACATGGCCGGACAGGGCCAGAATATAGGTGCCTTCTGGGTGCTCCGCGGCAAAGTCAGCCACCGTGTAGCAGTCCGGGCAGGAGTTGGGTATCATGTCCCGGTCAAAGCAACGGCTGCGCAGGTAGGCTCCCCACACATGGTTGGCCGACGGCATATCCCGCATCATGTAGCCCTGGATGGCGACGCCCACATAGGTCTCCTCCCAGCTCTGTGCGAGGGCCTTTGCAATCGCCCGAATGGTGCAGTCTCCCACGTTGCGTCCGTCTGGATTCTCATTGTGCTGTATGTATGCCATATTTTTCCTCCAGGCTGGCTACATAGTCCTCCAGCCCCTCGTCATCTCCCTGTGCCATGTACCACATCGCTGTTTCGGCGGCACAATCGCGGGACATGCCAGCGGCTACCATTCTCTCGATTAGAGTCATATCCAACACGTCCTTGTCCATAAAATAAGGAGTCCGTGAGGAGGGCGGCGACGTGTACCAACCCTGTATCCTCACGTCCTCCTTGCCTATATTGTCGCATAAAATAACCCCGGCTGGGTTCGGTTCCAGTCGGGGTTATGCACGATTTATGCTTGATTTGTGTAGAGCTGTCTAGCAACTTCGGACACTCGCTCAAATATGTGCTTCTCATGAGCAGCTACCGCTCCACGATACCACCCAAGTTCTGCTGCTACATCAATCTGTCCCCACTTGTCAATAATTCGTCTCCGGGCAATCAATTCATCATCGCGGTGGAGGGCAGATTCATAAATAGCGGTTTCCAGTTGAGAGCGCAAAAGTTTATTTAACGGTTCCGGCAGATTCACCTTTGCGCTCATTCAGTCACGTCCTTTCGACCTCCGGCGGCTCCGTTGGCAGTTGTTTCAGGGCCTCGACCAGTTTTGCCGCTGTGCCATTTCCGTCCAGGGCATTATATGCCTTGTACATGTCCAGCACGTTTTCCAGCCCGTAGATAGGGATATACCCTTTCTCGGAATAGTGATTGTGCTCCGCGATGAGCGCGCGTCTCAGCAGAGTCCGCACACCGTGTATGATGGCGTCGATCTTCTGGTTGTCCGTTTTGACGCGCTTTCTTTCGCGGGCGGCGACCGCCTCGATGATTGCCACCAGGACGACCGCCGCCCCGGAAATCAGTGGGCCTACCCACTCCATGGGCATCAGCCCTCCTTAGTCAACTGCTTATAAACCTGATTGATACCAGTGGCCGCAAGTCCGCTCACAATGCCGACAGCGGCGGCAGTAAGGTAATCGCTGGCCGGGAACTCGGGCATAATAAACATGCCGAGAATACCCAGCGCCGCGCCAAATACGCCGCAGATGATGGGAATCCACTTATTGTCCAGTCCAGTGGCCTTGACCACCTGGCCGACCAGAAAGCAGATCACAGTGATAACCGCCACTCCGGTGATACCCAAAGAAGAAATGTCCATGATATGTACCTCCATCAAATCAGATTCAGCCGATCCAACACGACGGCCAGCTCCTGCCGGGTCATATTATCGCGGGGCCGGGTGCCGTCCAGTACGCCATTGTCTCTGGCCTTTTCCCACGCCTCAGCGGCCCAAACGTCCGGGGTGTCCTCCGCGCTGTCCGCTCCCGTTTCGCCTTGCCACGCTACGCCCAGGAACTCACAGATGCCCTTTGCGGTGGCCTCGGCCAGTTTGTCCCGGTACTTGGTATCTTTGAGATACTCCACGTCGGTCTTATTGGTATGGAAGCCGTACTCAATCAGGCAAGCGGGGGCGTCGGTCTTGGCGAGCACGGTCAATTCGATGTTGTGTTTGATAGGCTCACTTCTCAAAGCCACCCCGGCGGCGTGGAACGCGTTGACCAGCTTGGAGGCCAGCACATTGCGGGAGGCCGTCATGGGCCCGGCGCTGGTGTAGATCTCCAGCCCGGACGCGCTCGACCAGCCTCCCTCCCCGGCCGCGTTGGTGTGGATGCTCACAAAGCAATCCGGCTGCGCCTTATTGCTGATGTTGGCCCGCTCAGTCAGGCTGGGGTAATTGTCCGCCGTCTTGGTGAGCACCACGCCCACCCCCTGGGCCTCCAGCAATGGCTTGATGCGTTGGGCCATATCCCACGTAAACTCCCACTCTTTGTAGGTGCCGTCCGGGGAACCGTTGACGTTGCCCGGCCCGTGTCCGGGGTCAAGGCATACAGTGTGCTTGCTCATAGGCTTGTCCTCCTCTTCCGGCGGTGTCTGCTCCGCCTGCTTGAGATACACGCAAATCCAGTTATGCACCTTGCGGCTGGCGGTGATGCGCTCTCCGCCAAAGTCACACTGGCTGGAGCCACCCCCATCCAGCATAACGGCGGAGGCCCAGCCCAGCCCGGCCAGCTCGTCCCGCAGCGCCTCCGGCGTTGCTGCGTCGGTGCCATCCGATGAGCAGTAGAGGGCCAGACTGCCACCGCGCAGGCCGATAGCGCTCCGCCCCCTCTTGTCTCCCTGGGCTGATCCGTAGGAGGGCTTATCCACCGGCTTACCGGAGGTAACGAGGGCGGTCACCGCGATAAAGTTATCCGCTCCCTCGTACTCGGAGGTCATGTGGATGTCGGGGCCCTTATCCCAGGCGTAGCCCATCGCCCTCCAGGGCGTGCCGGAGCGCATTACCCCGCCCACCTTGAGCAGCGGGCAGGCCGAGCCGTCTGGGTTCCACATGCCGCCATTGAGCACGTAATGGGCCTTTGTTTCAGCCTTGACCTGAGAGAGCGTCTTGCGGCAGTTGGTGACTCTCAGCTCAATCCGCTCCACGGACGAGAGCGGGATGTATGTAATGAGCTTACTCATGGTCGCTGGGCTTCTCGCCGTTGATGGGGCCGGGGTCGGCGGCGTTCTCCATCAGCTCAACCATGCCCTGATAGTCATTTGCGTTCCACAGGGCGGCCAGGGACTTGACGTTATTCTGGCGCTTTCTGATCCAGGCGTTAAATTCGTCGTTCTCTGCGGCCAGATCTACATTAGCTCCTAGGGCATCCCAGTCAGGCCGGAAAGCTACAGGCAGATTTTCCGCGCCGATGTCCACCGCCCTGCCGTGGCGGATGTTGTTCTGTACCATGCTGCCGCCTACACCCACATCCACATCGTTGGCATTGGCGATCGCGTAGCAGGCGGGGGTGAGCTCGTTCCAGTTGATGTTTTTCATAATAAGCTTCCTTTCCTTTATCCGGCGGTTTCGCCGTTGATTATTGTCTCACTTCCGGGGCAAGCAGCCCGGCCAGCTCTTGGTACTCCTCCGGGGTGAGCCGGTCGGAAGCCAGGTAGACATCCATCTTGTCCTGGAGGCCGTCGGTTCGGTTCTTCTGGATGAGCAGTTTACAAAGGTTGTATACAGTTGTCATGGCGTTCTCCTTTCTCAGTTAGCGGTCAGCTCCAACATACAAAGTCGTTCCTCGTGCTCGGCCAGCATGTCCAATGTGATGTCCTCTGCGAGGGGCGGCTGGGGCTCCGGCGGTCTATTGTCCGGGGCGGCCTGTCCTGTTTCTGGGTTGTAGCGCCACCCCTGCTCTACATCGTCCTGTACCTCTACACAGCGCCGTGCAAATGCCTCGCTATACCACTTCTCCGGCGGGAGTGCATATTCCGGAATGATTTCTCGGATAGTGTTATCCTCATTTAAATAGACTGTTTTCATTAAGAAATACCTCTTGCGTAAATCGCCACATATCCATCGCCGCCTTTGCCACCTCTGCCGCTGGGCTTATTCTCGCTGGAGCGGAAAGTATTCCCCGATCCAGCACCTCCTCCGCCACCACCTCGGGTCCCGTTAGTACCATTTGTTGCATTGGTCTGCATGGTAGCTCCAGCGCCACCGTTACCTCCTCCGCCGTCACCGCCATTTCCGCCGGGATTGGGCGGGTCATTAAGGCTAGGAGCACCACCCCCGCCACCTCCACCACAGAAAGGTTTAAATCCAACAACAGAAAGAATAGGCCCGTCCTGGCCATCGTTATTCTGTCCACCGCCCCAGCCACCTATCATGAGCCAGCCGGGGGAAATCTTATTGTAGTCTCCATCATCACCGCCACCCAGGCCGCCTGAAGGGCCATACTTATTACCAGCGTCACAGTTGCCGCCTGGTACGGTAATACCAAAAGCGCTACTACTCCCACCATTGGAGCCTTTATGATAATCCTCTTCCCCAAGAGAAACACCTCCACCGGCTCCACCAGCTCCAACAACAATACTATTGCTTTGGATGGTACTGCTATCCAAAACATGGAAGCACGCTGCGGCCCCACCTCCGCCGCCACCTCCACCGTGATCTCCATGCGAACCGCCGCCGCCACCAGCGCCAACCACAACCACAAAAACATCTGTATATTTGCGGTCGAACGTATGGGTGTAGCTCCCTGGTGATGTATATTCCTTTATCAGACTATATCCGATTGAGCCAAGTATCTGACCGAGCGCCTGGTCAACTGTATGGTTCCCGGCTGAACCCCATATCTTGGTTTCTGTGGTGTCGCTTAACAGGGTTCCTTTGTTCAGGGGTGTCCCCTGCCGCGACCACCCTGCCTCATTGATCCCGTTCAGGTCAATGGGAAATGTCCCGGCGATCAGCGCCGTGATAAAATCCTCATAGGTAGGATACAGGGAAAGCGCTGCGGCCACCGTTTTCAAATACCGGCTGCTTCCGTTTCCAGCAATAATTCCATCTTGCATTGTTACACCTCACCACAAAATATTTCGCCGCTCACAAATGGCGACCGCTTCAAACGAGCGCGGATCTGGTCCGTCAGCACCAAAACCCGCTCAATGTGATTGGCCCCTTCATGGGTCAGGAACTCCATCGAGGCCGGTATTGCTGGGGCGTTGGCAAGGGGGAACGTGCCACCGATCGCCCCCACGTTGGACAGGTAGTCCGCCATCTGTGCCTGTAGCGGAATGTCATCTATAGCCCAGGCAATACCCTGGCCGACATATCCGGTGACGTATCCCGCATCCGAAAGCCACCCGTCCAGGTAGGCCATGGCCGTATTGACCCGGTTGAGATCAGAGGCGTTGTATGTCCCACGGTCGTTCAGGGCGTCCACATCATCCTGTGTTCGGTCGGTAACCATGCGGATGATGTAATAGCTGGCCGTGGTAGTCAGCCCCGCCCCGTCCTTGGCAACGACCGTGACGTTGTTCTCCCCAACCTCAAGATTCAGGAGGAAGGAAAATCGTCCATCCGGCCCAACGGTCGGGTGTCCCGCCACCGCCCCGTTGTCCATCACGGTCATGGTCACCGGAGGAGCGGTGGCATCGTTGGTTTGCCCCGTGATGGTAACCGTATAGGGATCCACCACTACCTCCTCGAAGGACAGCAACGCGGACAGCGCTGGCGGTACGGTATCTACAATGTAGTTTGCCTCCATCGTAGCTGTGTTCCCATCGTTGTCGCTGATGCCCGCCTGGACGGTGTGCGGCCCCTCCTCCAGAGCAGCCCCTGGCGTATAGGTGATGGTATACGTCCCGCCTGCGCCCGCCGTGACGGACACCTGCTCCGCCGGAACTGCCTTCCCGTCCAGCTTCACTATGGCGCTGTCCGGGTCGATACCGGAGCCGCCATCGTTGTCCTGGGCGGTCCACGTCACCGCAGGCGTGTTAGTGGTCACATAGCCCGCCTCCGGGGATACCAGGGTCAGGATGGGCGGGATGGTCTCCCGCACCACCAACCGGAGGCCCGGCAGATTGTCCCCGTCTGTAGTCACCACCACGCCGCTGTCGTTGGTAGCCTCTACCGTTACGTCGTAATACCCATCCGGCTGACCGCCGGAGAATGTGTCCGGCGTGATAGCCGTCTGATAGGCTCTGGCGTCTTCATTATAGGTCAGCGTGTACCACTGACCATTGAACTGCGCCCGCACCTGGGTAATCGCCACGCACTACACCTCCCCCGCCTGGAGTTCGCCGCTGTACCAGAGATCCTCCCGCTCTCCGCCCTGGGCGTCGATGACGACGACAGACAGGACAGTGGGCAGCCCGACTGATACGGGGTTGGGTGCAAAACTGGCCGAAATAACCAGAGGCGTCCATGTTTCGGACATACTCACCCCTCCTTGTCCCAATAGATAACAGCACAGCCCTGTGCCCCTGCCGCTCCGGGTTTCCCGGGCTCTGGCTCGACGAGCACCTTAAACGTGGTAGAGCCACCGCCCGCCCACGTGTAATGTTTATACACGCCATAGCCTGGAGCTCCACCCTTTCCTCCGGCTCCGCCATCTCCGCTGCCTGGCTTAGGTGACGCTACGCCGGTGCGGGCGTATGATTCGCCGCTGGCTACATCAGAGTAACCCTGTGGGTATGTATTACCGTTTGCGCTAGAGTAAGGGCCAAAAATGGTATTAAAACCATCAAAAGACACCTCAAATGACTGTTGTGGATTGATGTCGATGGTAGCTGTCCACACCTTTCCACCCACGCCGTCCGAACCATCTGCGCCGTATTCACCACGCTCACTATCTCCATATCCGTCTTCCGATTCCTGCCTGCCCATGGTGCCAGGCTCTCCATGGCCTCCGCCCTCCCCCTTGCCTACCAGGATAATCCGTAGCTGTGTGGCCCCGGCTGGTGCTGTCCACACGCCGCTGGAGGTGATCACCTCCATGCCATCATAAAGGAAGATTCCATCAGCCTGGAGCAGCACACTGGAGCAATTGCGGAGGACTCCATCCTGGAGAGATAAGTCCTGCTGTATTCTGCGGCCCGTGGTTGCGGTGCTCTCATTCAACCAGACCGTATCCACATCCCCAATTTCAGAGGCCGGGTCTCCACGGCCTACAATCTCTAGTTTGTTCCCACCGTAGGTGGACAGGATTGCCCGCGCAGCAGTCAGCGCCTGGGATTGCGTCTTAATAAACGGATTTTGGATGGATTTTGTCTCGTTGGAGGCAGTGGAGTTCCCGGATACCACATACTGGGTGTCGTCCCCATCGTTCAGCGTAAAAAACAAGGCGGCAATATCGGCGTTGGCTTTCATGGTCGGATAATCAATTAAGTTGTCCAGGGTGATTTTACTCCCCTGGTTCCACATGGGTTCGGCGGTCAGGTATCCGGTCTCTGCGTCCGCCCTGGGCCACGTACCCGTCGCCATGCAGACATATCTCAATATATCCCCGCATGTCATACCAACCACATCGTCAGCCACGCGGACGCTTGCCTCCGCGCTTGCGTAGTTTGGGTCTACCGCGTACATGCCCGCGAAATTTTCTCCCATCTGGGCCACTAGGGCGGAAATCCAGCCAGACAGGGTGGTAGGCAGGATGGACGGCGGGATAAACTCACGATCAGCCAAAAGGCCAACAATATCGACCAGATCCCACTGCATGGTCAGGCCGTTGTCGCCGGTTTTCCAGCCGCCGGAGTACTGATAAAACACGCCGGCTGGCTTGTACTCTACCGTGTCGTCCGAAAGCCGTACTCCTATGGAAACCGGGATGCCCTGGCGCTCTTCGATGGACTGGAATACGCCGTTTTTGCTTCGCGGCTCAAAGCGGCGGCTCAGGTTGTCCATTTTGATGGTACATGTGCCATACGGTAGTGTCATACAGGATACGTCCCCCTGGTGCTTAAGAGAAAACACGGCAATCTCATTTCCCGTCCACTTCTCATACAGGCCCGGGATAATTTCAGGTATCCGTATACGGCGGTTTCCTTTCGACCATTTGGTAACCGTCACCCGGATAGCGTCCGGGTTGTTAACGGTGAATCCGTCCAATGCAATGCTAGACGCAGTATTGCCAGCCACTGTCTTGGTGTAGTAGGCCGTTCCCCCCTGCATGACCTCCACAGTAAAGTCGGCAGCCACTCCGTCCCAATCCGCTGTTGGGAAGTAGATGGAGCACGCCTGAAGGATGGAGACATTGGAAAAATGTTCCTCTACCCACACCGCTGGGGAAAACACACCCTCTCCGCCGGACAAGGTGTCCCCCAGGAAGCCGATATGATCGGCCCCACGGAGTGGGAATAGCTTGAACTGCCCGTTGAGTGCCCAGCGGTTAGCCTCAAGCGTAGCGTATGGAACAATCTCCATCTCCTTGTCGTGAATTTGCTCCGGCTTGCATACGTTAGCCATGCCGGAGCTGGATACTGTGCCATAGGTAATATCCGGGTCAATAATATCTATGACTGCTTGTAAATAGATCCGTCTGGTGTCGCCCACAATCGCTGCCTGATACGCTGTGGTCGAACTAATCACTGGGTTTCACCTCCCTTAGTTCTACCGAGAAATCACCCCACATTGGGACGGGAACAAGGGTTTCTATGGGCTCTCCATCTTCGTCAACAATTTCACCCATAACTTGACGGCTCCACATAAATTTTGGATAGGTCAGCTCTGTTATCATGAATTTTGATGTGATCATCTGTTCAGAGTGCGGGGGAAGGAACAAACATGTAATGGCCTGTCCTCTCCCTTTTTCGCATGCGGAAAGCACGGAGTTCCTCATTTGATCCGTGAAATATCCATATTGGTAGCGCAAAACCCATACATTCCCGCGCAGTTCTCTTACAATCCTGCCGGTGACCATCTCCACATCTACGGAAAGCGGTTTTAACTCTGCGATATAGCCGCCCTTTTGGCTTTCCGGCAAGGTAACTGGTGTGCCTGTGGTATCCAATACAAGTTGATTCACGTGTTTTCACCGCCTTACGTTGGGTGGAGAATTGGCGTACCGTTTGCCTTTGCGTAGTTAGACAGGGGGCCAAGCAGATAGGAGGCGAATTTGGTGCCGTCAGGCATCATTAGATTAACTGTAATACTCCCTCCAGACATCCCTGCTCCCTGCACAGATGCTGAAACTCCGTTGACCATACCAGCGGACGCCACACCCAACCCGGACGACGCAAAGTCCACGCTTGCGGTGCCGAAGTCCATACCACCCTCGATATCCCGGCGGATACGGTCATATTCATTGTCCCAGCCCTGTCCAAGACCAAGAGCCATGTTTTTGCCCATGTCGGCAAACACCGTAGAGGGAGAGTGGATTCCAAGGAAGTCCTTCACACCGTCCACAATGCCGGAAAAGAACCCTGTAACCTTGTCGTAAATCCATCCAGCCATTTCCTGGATGCCCTTCCAGATCCCCTCCACAATGCTCTTGCCCACGTCAACAATGCCGCCAATCAGCGCCCCGATGCCCTCCACAATGGCGCTGATGATCTGGGGAAGAGCGGCCACCAGCGCGGGAATATTGGAAAGGATGCCTTCAATAAATTTCTGGAGCAGCGAAACGCCGGACTGGATGATTTTGGGTAGCGCCCTGGCAATGCCCGTCGTTATTGCGCTGATGATTTGCGGGATGGATGCGACAAGATCCGGAATTGCGCCGATGATGCCGGAAACTAGGTTTAAAAGGATGTTGATTCCCGATTCAATAATCGTCGGGAGGTTGTCCGTGATGAACTGGACAAAGGCGGTGATGATTTCCGGTAGGGCCGCAGTCATTTCCGGTATGGCCCCGAGGATGCCGTTCACGAGATTGTTCAGCAGTTCCGCACCCTTGTCAAGAACCGTTGGGAGCTGCTCTGTGATGTAGCTCAGGAACTGCGTGATGATTTCAGGAATACGGGACACCATATCGGGCAAACCAGTTTCAATCCCGCTGGTAAATTGGTCGAGAAGCTGCACACCCATATCCAGCACTTGCGGAAGCAGTTCGGTTAATGCCGCCCCAATTTCGGCTACAATTTGTGGAACCGCTGCAACCAGTGTCGGGATACTCTGCACTATGCCGCTGGCAAGGGAGGACAAAATCTGAACGCCCATGTTTAGAAACTCAGGCAACTTCGACACCGCTACATTAACCAGTCCCTGCACCGCCGTCGAAAACTGCTGATCTGCCCCAGCCGTTCCGCTCAACATGCCGGAGAACGCTGTTGCCACATTTGAGATTGCCGGAAGGAACTCTGAAAGCAGCCGGTTTTTTACGTTGGAAACGGTCTGCCCAAGAGTGGCTAGGGTTGCGTCAAGCTGTGCCTGGTTATTTCGGCTCTCTACCAGCGCCTCATTATTGCGGTAAAAGGCTTCGCTGGCTTCATCATAGGTTCCTGACAGGGTATCCATGATGAGCTGATTCCGCTCACTCTCAGAGGAGCAGGCGGAAAGCCTGGCATTAAAATCGTCCTCGCTGATGCCCGCCCAGTTGAGGGCGTCGGCAAGCACGCCGGTAACTTGCCCCACTTTTGCCGTCTCATTACTGGCCTCAATCAGTCCCTCGATGGGGAGACTGTCGCCAAATGTACCGGCAACACCAGCAGCGATATCCGTCCAAGTAGACACATCCTCTGCGCTGTCTGCCAGCTTCGCCAGGAGTTGGCTTGCTTCGGTGGCGGTATCCGTATCCCCCAGGATGCCGTAAAAGGCGTTATAGGCTTGCTGTGCGGTTTCCGCACCATACCCAGCCGCTTCAAAGGCGGTGTTGAGCTTGCCCATTGCAACTCGATATTCCTCTGTCGAGGATTCCAGGGCCAAAAGCCCCACCACAGCGCCAGAGGCCGCAGTTCCAATGGCCGCTATACCCTTCGCAGCCACTTTGCCAGCCGACGCAAGGCCGCTCTTTAGCTTAGACGCGAGGCTACCCCCACTCTTAGATACATCCTTAACACCGCTGTCGTACTCGCTGGTATCCAGGCTGATTTTCGCAAATAAATCAAAAAGATTAATGGGTGCCACCTCCTTTCGCGGCACCGCTTAGCCCTTCCCCATCAACGCTTAGACAGAGGCGATTTTTTGTTTCATATGCGCAACAATTTCTTCCGGCGTTCTGATTTCCTCCGGCTTCGGGTTCTCAACATCCAGGTATCTGACCTTCATATAAGAACCGCCAGCGTATTTCGCCGTGTTTTCCCCGATGATTTTCAAGGCGTCTGTTACATAAACCCGGTACGCTTGTTCTTTTTCCGCCTGATTGATGAGGGCAGGGAGTGCCGCCAGGATGGTCCGCACCCCCATGCCCCGCACGGCTAGCAGGCAGAGGATTACTCGCTCTTTTCCTCCCGCCCAAACGATTTGAAAAAATCCAGCAACTCCTTGTCTCGGAACAGCTCACCAACCTGCTTGATGGTCTCCATGACCTTCTGTTTTCCAATCTGCTCCGCTGTAGTTTCGTTCAGCGCCGCCAATACACCGAACACGTCCGCCCGGTGGTCTTTCAGCAGAATTGGGACAAGCTGAGCGTATTTATGGGCCGAGAAGGTGTAAAGCTCCGCAACGCTTTTCCCCTTGCTGTCAAACTTGATTGCAAGCTCATCCAGGAGGGCCTTGTCTCCGGTGATATTGGCAATATAGGGCGTAACCTCGCACAGCACGTCCGCTGCCCGCTCGGTGCTCAGTTCAGACAGTTTCATCAGATACTTTCCTCCCCGGCAGGCGCGGCGCTGTAAAACTCCATGGGCATAGTGTCCTGCGCGTCAATGGACACATGGCCGGTCAGCTCCACAGAGACCTGCCCCTTGCCGTTCTTCGTGGTCTGGAGCGTAAAGCCGCCGGTAGACAGTGCATTTTTCAGGCACACGGCAACCATGCCGCCGTCCGCTCGGTCTCCTACCCACCAGAGGTCGGAAAAGTCCGTCTGCTTCAGGTCACGCCGGGGCACGATCTTATTTCCAGTCACGTCAGCCGCGCCCAGGGCCAGCTTGATACTAGCCGTGGATGTACCCAGGGAGGTGAACGACACTTTGCACTCCCAACCGTCCAGATGCTTCAATTCTTTGGTGTTGGTGGGGCAATTGTCCACATCCTCCCCCAAGTCGGAGTAAGTAGGAACACAGGAAATATTGATGCCGCCGGTGGTCGGGCATACAATATCTTCATCTGCCGGAGCCGTCGGTGTCGCTGGGGTGAACTTCTTCAAAATCACGCCCGCGTCAAGCTGCATTTCCTCGAATGTGCTTTGCGGGATTACAGTAAATTTGCCCATGTGGGCCTCCTTTCTAGCTGAATGTCAGATATTCAGCAGTAATATTTATGTATCTTCGTTTAATTGCGGGATCTTCCTCATATGTGAGGCTCTGGCACCATGGAGAGCCCCGTTTCAGCCAAATATATCCTTCGTCACAGGGGATGTACACGCCACCGTAGCCAATGCGTTTGGACAACTCCTTGGCCTTTTCATCTGGAATAGCCTCGCTCTCCGTGCGAAACCATAGGTTGACCGTCAGGCCGATTTCCCCGGTATCAAAGGCCCCGTCGGTGTACTCGTAGGTGCCATAGGGCATGAGCACATCGTCAGGGACAGAGGACGCACGGTAAAACGGGATTTCCCCATCGTTGAACCAGGCATAAAGGGCTTTGTTCTTGGTCATGTGCCCACCGCCTTTTGTGCGTCCTCAATTCGCTTTCGAGCCACTTCAAAATATCCGGGGTCTAATTCCATACCGACAAAGTTTCGGCCCGTGTTTACGCAGGCAACTCCGGTGGAACCGCTTCCCATAAACGGGTCAAAAACTGTTCCATGTTGTCTCGCGCATTTTGAAATGAGCCATTCCAGCAAGCCAACAGGTTTTTCATTTGGGTGTACTAATTCGCTTGGAAGAACACGGCGGAATTTGATGATGTCTTGTGGACGTTTCCCATTAAACAGAAATCCTTTTTCACTGCTGAAAATTATTGATTCGTAACGGCTTGCAAAGGAATGTTTCAAATCGCCCATTCCGTGAATTTCCTTATCCCAAATCAGAACATTTTTCACCTTTAGCCCGTTTGCGTTCATTTCATCAATGAATTTCTGCTGGACATCCCATCTTGTGAAAACCATTACACATCCGGTTGGCATGATTACTCGCTTAATCAGCGGAATAAAGTCTGTAAATGGCCGTTTGTCGTTTTTTATCTTTGGCCTCCATTCCGATTTATTCTTTTTCCACTGTGACTGATAATCAATTCCGTATGGGGGATCGCACAGTACCATATCCACGCTGCCGTCTGGGATGTCTTTCAGAAGTTCCAGGCAGTCGCCTTGTCGCAAATCAATCATGTGGTCAGCGCCCACCTTTCCGCCGTAAAGTATTTCAGAGGCAGTGTGGACGAGCGAGGGGCCTTCTTATCCTCTGGGTTGGAGGTCACGCGGTACGTCTCCCCGGTGGTCTTGTCCTTGAATACGTCGTTGTACTCAATGGGTACAGCCTTGTCCACCAGGGCGGAATACAGGCTCGTCACGCCCTCCTTTTCCGCCCGTCTGGCCTCCATGGAGCTGTTTAGGTCTTGATAGTTGGTGAACTCTGCCCCCTCCGTCCACTCCACGATGTAGCCGCCCGCGCCGTCGGAAACACGCTTCTTTTCCATCAGTACGCAAGCCCGCGCAAAATCGTCTAATAGGCTCATATAATGCCCCCTATCCGCCGCCATGTGTTCAGGCGGCTCTTAAACACATCCTGCCACCCCACGGCCACGCCGCTTGCATTGGTGGCCTTGCTGTATGAGTAGCCACCAAAACTCTCGCTGGTATACGGCCCCGGAGTCCCGTTTTTCTCATTCCAGACGGTGATTTCATCCGCTAGGGAAATTACCGATTTGGGCACTGACAGCGCCCAAACAGCGCCTTCAAAGGTTTCGTCGGTCATGTCCTGTTCTGGGTATTGGTGGAGGCCGTCATTAAAGACAGACCCCATCACCCTGAAATACTGCCCTGTTTGCAGGAAGGGCAGCGTAATGCTGCCGTCCTGCACTGTGAACTCCCCGGAGTGAATGCCGTCAGGCACCAAAAACCAGTTGTTCAGGTGTCGCAAAACTTGTTCCAGCATCACGCCGCCCTCCTTTTATGCTTCTGTGGTTGTCACGGTAATCTGAATGGTACTGTCGTCGCTGAGCGTACAGGTGCCGCCGGTCACTGCGCCGCCCGTTGTGGTCAGTGCAATGGCCTTAACAGATTTTCCGTCGGCACCAGCAGCGCCCGCCGATCCGGTGTCTCCCTTGTCGCCCTTTGCGCCGGCGGTGCCAGTATCGCCTTTCGGACCCCGAGGTCCCGTTTCACCGGGGTCTCCTTTTTCTCCCTGGGGCCCCTGCGCTCCGGTTTCCCCTTTGGGGCCCTGCGGTCCGACCTGCTCATTCTGCACGCCAGATTCCAACTTGTTGAGCTTTTCGGCGGTAATCAGATCGCCGTCGCTCCATGTAGTGGGTGTGTACGCCATTATTTCACCTGCTTTCTGCCTACTCTTGCCTTACCGGCTACCCCCGACCCGACGAGGCCGGTTTCGGACGGGGGCGTTATTCCCCCGCTGAAACGGTGATTTTGGCAATACCGTCCAGATACTCGGCCCACAGCTTCATGCCCATAATGGCGTAGGTCTCGCCCACGGCGGTGGAGTAGTTGCCCTGGGCGTGGAAGCCAATCAGGTTGGTCTCGCCCTGTACCGTATAATTCAGACCCAGCCGGGCAAACTCGCTGTCGCCAGGGTCGGCATAATACAGGTCGATATTCTCCACAGGGGTGGCGATCACAGTGTTCCGCGCAATGGCTGCATTGCCGGAAACAGTAGCAGGAAGCAGGAACAGAGTGGAATACCCCATAAAGTCCTTGACATAGTTGATGCCGAACTGGGTCTGGACAGTAATGTCCGCCGTGCCCAGGTAGTCATAGGCGTCCAGGATGTTGGCAAATCCAACAACAGATGTGACATCCTTCGCCATAACCGCAAACTTGTTCAGAACCTCGCCCTGGGCCTTTGCAAGGGCGGCCTGCCAGGTGGTTGCGGTGCCGGTGAGAGAACCGGTGTTCAGGAAGGTGTAGAAGTCCCCCAACACCACGTTCTGGAGCTTAGTGAGAAAAGCGTCGTCGCTCTTTTCCACGGCGATCTCCGCGCCATACTTGTCCACGTCCTCGATGGGAACGGCCTTGGCATACTTCTTGATGGTCAGGTCTGCCTTGGTGGCCTGTGTGATGGTCGCCTTGCTGTACGGGATGACCTCGCCAGCGCCCACGTCGCCGTCCTCCAGGGTTACGTCAGCGGTATAAGAGATCAGCTGCGTGCCGGGGGTCTTGCGGATAGGACGCATGATGCCCAGGATGGTGCGCAGCGCTTCCCAGTTATCATTGAATCGGGTGACAAAATCCACCTCGCGGGCCGTCACGCTGGTATAAGTGTTGGGCAGAGAGTCCCTCGGATTGGTAAGGCTTTCAACTTTCGTAGCAGCCATTTAATTCAGTCCTTTCATGTAATTTGGTTTTCCATAAGCGCCTTCTGGCGCTCCGCGGCAGACATGACATACCGGCCATGGTCATCCTTTTTGTAGATGTCAGCCTTCGTCATGCGGTTCCCGCCGGTGCTGGCCGGAGGTGTGGCAGTTTGTGCGCCCTGGATGGAGGTGGTGCCGATAAAATCCGCCCACTCGCTCTTTATACTCTCCGTGAGCTTATCTGCGTCCTTGATTGTGCCCTTTTCGTCCAGCTCCACACTGTCCACATCGGACACCCGGAGCACGGCGTCAAGCCGCTTCTCGCTCACTCCAGCCTGTTTCAGAAGCTCCCGGTACGCCTTTTCCTTGGCGCTGCGGGCCTCCTTCTTGGTCTGTTCGCTCTTGTAGCCCTCAAATTCTTCTTTCAGGGCCTCGTACTTGACCTTATAGCTGTCCTTCTTTCCAGCCTCAAGGTCGGCCTGCGCCTTCTCCAACTGCTTCTGGATACCGGGCAGGGTTTCCGCATCGGCCTTATATTTCGCCACGTCGGCTTTCAGGCCGTCCACGGTTTCGGTGTGCATGGTGATAATTTCGTCGATCTTCTCGTCCTCAATGCCCATGGCTTTGAGGGCGCGTCTAGTTAGTGCCATAATCAGTCTTCCTTTCCTTTGGCCCCAGTGCTTCGGGGGGCGACTGTGATATAAAAACCGCTGTCCTTTGCGGTGTTTACCAAAAGAAAAAGCGCGGGCAACCAACTACGATTTGTAGTCAGTCACCCACGCTCGGGCCTTCCGCCTCAACGCTTAGAGGCGGGAGCAATATTCTGTTTCAGCTCTTCCCGCTTGACATGTATAATTTTAACACCATCTTTCACGGGAATCAACTCTATTCTGTCCCCTTTTGCGAGAACGGCCTCAATGGCTTTGATTTGCCTTTCATCCATTTTTTATCTCATCCTCTATGATGTTCCTGTAAGTTTGCGCATGGTCGGCCACCGCTGGTTTGAGAAAAGGCTGTGCTGGATTTCCCGCCGTCCAGTGCCAGTTGCCTTCGTCGTCCTGGTAGGTCCATGGCGTGGGCCGTCCTCCTTCTGTATATCTGCCTGTGCCCAGTTCCACATAGGGCGCATACTCCACATTGGTTCCGATGTAAACGGTGCTTTCACCATCGTCCACTTGATGGGTGATGCTGTTACGGAGGTTGCCAGTGTCAACAGGAGTCAAGTCTTTGGCATACCCTTCCGCCTGTTCTCCGCACCGCTCCAGTGCCTGTACAACGGCGTCATGCATGGCATCCAGCACATCGGCGCTGTAATCGTCAAATACCACGCCGCCCAAATCAGCCACGGCTTTTCACCCACCTCTCCCATTGCTCATAGGTCATTGCCTCCACTACCACATTCCGCCCGGTTTTCGGGTCACGCACACGCATTTTTCGCGGTTCAGCCTCAATGTCCGGCTTTTCTACTGTCCGCATGGTGCAACGGCAGTTATAGACGTTTGCAGGCTTGGCTCTTGGGTCTCCGGGATAGCGTATCTTTCCTAGGTCAGAGGTAAACGGCTCGTCCCATTCCACAGTCTGGCCGTCCAATTTTTGATGGGCATGCCGCGTGCGCCCGTCTTTGGTGGCTACCCACCGTTTTCTAACCTTAATGCCCATATCAGAGGCAGCCTTGTAACTGTCCATCCTCCCACCGTTCTGCGCCCCAGTAACCGCTGTCCTGGCCGCTCTCACGGCGCTGGCCCGGTTCATCTCCGTCACCCTGGCCTGCAAGTCCTTCGCTATCTTCCCCACGCTCTTGCCCTGCAAAAGCCCGCTGGTGACGCTCTTGGTAATCTGCTTCTTGCCCCATTTCAGGTCAATACCCCGCTTTAAGGCTTTTTTCTTTGGGTAGTAGGGCATCAGATCAGGTTCTTCCACAATCAGCCGCCGCACGGTGGATTCATCCCACAAAGTAAAGCCCACATTTCCGGCCACCTTTTCGATGGTGTAGGCCGCATAATTTCGATTGAGGGTGTATATGCCCGGCGTGGTGTCGTTGACATAGGCAAGAGCAACCTCGTTGGCTTTTGTATACCGTTCTGCCACCTTTACGGCCAAATCGCCAAAACGTTCTCCTCGCCCTATTTGGTTCAGCCGCCACAATTCATAGTCATGCTCTGTCCAGACCTTCCCATTTATCTCCGTCCCGATCAGCTTCCGCATTTCCTCGTCCCGCACAACAAAGCGGTTAAAATAGTCGATTACGGTCTTTTCCAGGTCATCCCACGCCTCACGGTAAACGCGGGAAATTCGGCGTTCCAGCCTTTCCAGTTCTTCATCCGTCCACTGGTGCGCCCTGTCCGGCTTCGGCATCCTCCGTCACCTCGGTTTCCTCCTGCGGCGGGAAGTCTGGTTCTGTCTCTACCCGCTCCATTTCCTCGGCTGCTTTGCGTTCCATAAGTGCATCGAATTGGTCAGCGTCGCCGTTGATGGTCAGCAGCTTCTTGGTGATGTACTCGTCGTCGTAATACTCAGCGCCCATAAGAATGGTCTGCGTCTCTTCCGCTCGGTTGATTATGCGGTTGCGCGTATAGCTTGGCGAATCGTTAATGCCTGCCAATTCCAAAATGCCTAGAATGAACTCCGTAACGCTTGCCTCAAAGTCATCCGCCTTCAAATCAAGCGGCGTGTAGCTTGCCGCAATGGCAGTGGCCGTCTGATTGCCCGCCGACACCGCCGAACTATCGAAGGCCTGGAAATCCTCGTACAGCTTGCGTTTAAGCATATCAATGGTTACGTTTGTGCCATTAAATGGGGCCTCAATGGTGTGCGGCTCCGCTGTCGCCCCCTCGTCTCCATCTGCCCCAGCGTGAACTATATGCGCCGTGCGTACCTTGTCCAGGAACTTCGCATCGTCCAAATCATCCATGCCGCCGCAGTTGGTCAGCACCCAATAGATCAAATTCCCCTCGTCCACATTGTTGACCATGTTGGATGTACAAAGGTCAAGGGCGTCCAGCGTGTTCCGCTTTCCCGTCAGCTCCGATAACCCATCATCGCCGTTTTTCAGCGGCACGATAGGAAAGGACGGATAGTTCTGCCCGTCGTAAATTTCTGTCCCGTCAGCTTCGGACGTGCGCAGGCGCAAGATATACGGCCGTTTTTCTTTCAGTACCGCTATGTCCTCGCCTTTTCGCCGGATATAGTCCGTGTATCCGTCCACCTCGTACAGAGTGGCCCGCAGCGGCTTGTCATCAGATACCTGCCAGAAGCGGATACCGGCCATCAATGCGCCGTTTTCCTCGTCATATAACGGGACAAACTCCCGCAGTTTGAACACATCCACATGGTCCAAGTTCCAGAACCCAAAGGACACGCCGGCAATCAGGGCGTATTTCCCAGCCTTGACCATTTCCAGGTCGAACTTCTTCCCCAGCTTGTCCTTTGTGGCCTCGTTCTGGAAGGTCACGCCGTTGCCCAGCAGGTAGGATACCTCCTGCCGCACGTAAAAGCCGAAGAAGGAGGATGCGATCTTGTGATTGGCCGTATACATATCCATGTGGGCGCGCCCTTGCATGTCATATATGATTTTCTCATAGCGGTTGATAGTCGGATTCTCGCCCTTAAAGTACAGTTCTGCGTCAGCTGCCATTTGATATGCCTTGCTGCCTTCGTGCTCATTGATCGCCCGCCAGATAAAATCCATTCTGGCTTTTTCATCCTCACCCACAGCAAGCAAATCCTGATATGTAAGCAAAAAATCACCTCCCCCACAGCGGGATATATTGCGGCTGGCTTGCCTTACGTACCTTGTGCCGCAGAATCGTCATTACAAAATAGCGAATATCGTCCATGGCGTGGTCGTTCTCCTTGATTGGCTTGTCCTCCGTGGATTTATCGTCCCAGCGGTATAGCCCAAACTCACGGATACCGTCCTTGCAGGAGCGGTGAACTTTGATCGTCCCGTCCTGAATGTAGCGGCTGGTGGTGACGATGCCGGGAACCACATCATTGACCGCTTTTTGTACCCGGAACCGCCGATGCCGTCTGATGACCTCGATAAACGAAGCTGCCGATGGGTCAACTACTACGGATCGCACCGGCAAATCCCCAGCCAGCTTCTCCAATTCCGTGTAGTATTCCTCGTCTGTCTTGCTGATCTGCTCCGTCCGCCCGGAATAGTAATACTCCCGGATTCTGGTGGCGTTTTTGCCGTCCCAGCACCACAGCCCGGCGGAAAACGGGTTCAATGTGCCATAATCGCAGGAGATATAGTATTCTCCATTCTCCGGAACCTCGTCCACGATGTTGCTCTCGCCAAACATGGGGTAGATTAGTCCCTCGGCCAGCGCCCACCGTCCCAAAATATAACGGTCGTAAAAAACCGTTCCTCGATACTCCCGCTTTAGGTTCTCCACAAAAGCCTCTGGGAGAAACGGATTATCATCAATTGTGTACGTCTGGCTAAAAATATCCGCTTTGCTGTCCAGAAACACTTTCAGCCAGTGATTCGGCCCCTGTGGATTGTACGTACCGTCAAAGCATGAATACGCTTTATCCAGGCGGCTTTTCAGCAGTTCAAAGACTTCCTGGCTCCAGTCTGCCACCTCGTCGCCGTAGCAGTATTTGATGGACGCGCCGCGGATTTTCGAGACCTGGGAAACCTTTTCAGCTCCAAGGCAGTAGCACTTTTCCCCAAATATCCACGCCGTATTGTCGCTGGAGATCGTGCCAACAAGAGCATCACCATAGATCGTTCGCATAGGCTCAAGCACATTCCGCTCAATGGTGGACTTGGTGACTCCAAGGATGACCGTCAGCCCATCCTTCCCGACGCGCTCCCGGATGCGGATTGGGATAATCCACCGAAAATCAAGGTATGTTTTCCCCGAACGAGTAGCCCCTCCCTTAAAGTTCCAGCGGTGATGCCCCTTTCGGACAAATTCAGTTTGTTTCAGACTTAACAGCATCCCTGAACTCCTTCAACAGCCCGTCCAGTTTATTCAAACTGTCGTTCCCGCTGGCTGTGTTCTTTGTGGCCTTGTCAACGATAATCCCGAAAGAAGTGGCGATTTGAGACAAACCGGCATCACTTATCTTTTCCGGGTCTGTCAGCGCCATCAGGTGTAGGTCGATCGCCTCCTGCATCTTCTCCTTGCGGGTCTCCATGAAGGCCAGCATATCAAGCGTGTTTTGTCTCTTTTTTTGTTGCGCCTTTTGGGCGAATCCTTCGCAACCTAACACAACACGCTTAACGGTATCTTTGGAAACCCCATTGATTTTCGCCGTGGCGTTATAGCTCTCGGTCTCCAGATAATCAGCCACAATTTTCTTTTTTTGTCTGTCCGTCAGCCGTGCAGCCATGTCACCACCTCTCGCCTAAGTAGAGTCTTCAAATCCCCCCCACCGCCACCGACAGAGCGCGCCCTCTCTCTTTCTTTTCGGGGGAGATTAAGGGGGGATTAT